TCTAAAAGTTCTGATTGAGACAAATTAAAAGCAGTTTTAGTTGTACCAGGTATAATTTCTTCTCCCTGCACCCCTATCTGTACTATTTCTATGTCAGGTATTTTTTGTTTTACTTTTTCTACAAATTCTTTCCAATAGGGAAAGTTTTTTGGGTTAGGAATATCTTTAGGTAATTTTTGAGAATAGGGACTTATTAGAATTATCATAAATGTATTTTCTTAAAAGCCTCAGAAAGACTGCCTTTAAAATTAGTTTCTCCCATAAACTTATATATGTTGTGGGTGTCTGGTGTTATATACTCTGCAATTTCTCCCATAGTGGTAACCACCACGTTAGGTAAATCTATATCCCAAAAAACATCAGGGTAACAGGCTCCTATAATTATTTTTTTATTAGAATGTCTTTCTGAGATTAAACTTAGTATTTTTTTAAACGCGTAATGATCTCCGCGGCCATTATCTAGATATATAAACTTATAATTGTAAGGTGTTACTTTCCATTCTTTGAGTTTTTGTTGAAAAATTTCTTCATCTTTATCAAATAAAGATTTTATATTAAAATCCCGTATACCACCACCGCCGTATCTCATATGCCAGGTATTTAAACCGCATATAGCGTATAGTTTCCACCCGTTACGAAACATTTCATACGTAAAAATTGTTTCTTCCCTATGAGCAACACGGGAAAGATTTAAATCATAGCCATGAGAAGCTGCGACTCTTCTATATAAAAAGGTACTACCTTGCAAATGTTCCACTTCTTGTATAGAGATTTTATCTTCCCAGTTCCATTGAACGTTTAAGCCTAAATTAATATCTTTTATTGCATTAGATGCTATTTTACTTTTTCTAATTAACTTAGGGTCTAAAATGGACGGCCCAACGGCGCCTATTTTAGTATCTGACTTAATAAAATTATATAGACCCTCTAATACTCGTGCTGGTAATATATTATCATCATCAATTCTCCATACATATTCCTGATCTCCGTTTAACCGAGCATGTTCATGGTTATGTATTTGTCCTTTGCGTTGTCCAGGCACCCAATACCAGTTAACCCCGATATTATTTAGACCTGTCAATAAATTTTTATAAATTTCATTTTCTCTCGGATCTTTAAACTCGTCATTATCATCATACACAATTACTAATCCTGGTTTATAGGTAGAACACAAGATAGAAGTAATAACTAGTGGCAAGGTTGTATTGGTCCGGTTTTTAGTAGAAACAGTAGCTACTACATCTTTAAGTATCATTTTTATATTTTATACAGTCGGCAATAAAATACCAGTATTGCATAGCTTTTCAATGCGGATAGCATAAATATAACTAAATGCTGCTTAAACTTATAACACAGACCCCTATTTCCGAGGGTCTTGATTATCTCATTGAAGAAGGCAATAAAGACAAGCCAGCCAATGTTTATGTTTCCGGGGTATATATGGTAGCGGAAGAAAAAAACCGCAATAACCGTATTTATAGTAAAGGAGAAATGGAACAAGAGGTAATGCGTTATAATGAAGAGTTTGTTCGTAACAACCGAGCACTTGGAGAACTAGAACACCCACAGAGTGCTTCTGTTAACAGTGAAAGAGCATGCCACTTAATTACTGAACTAAGAATGGACGGTAATATAGTAAAGGGTAAAAGTAAAATTTTACGTACCCCTCTTGGAGAGGTAATGCGCTCTTTAATATTAGATGGAGTAAAAATGGGTATGTCTTCTAGAGCTCTAGGCACTCTTGAAGAGCGTGGCGGCGTTAATCATGTAAAAAACATGAAACTTATTACTATAGATGCAGTAGCTGATCCTTCTGCACCAGGAGCCTTTGTAAATGGTATATTAGAGTCTAAATCTTTTATTATTAGTAAGGACGGCCGTTTTGAAGAGGTCTACGATTCGTTTGAGCATAAACTTGCTAATTTTCCACGCAAAGATGTAGACTCGTACCTTCGCGAACAAATAGTAAAATTTATAGAAAGTCTTAAATAATATGAATCAAAAACAGCAAATTACCAAATTTATCAAGCATGTTGCAAGTAGTGATTATTCAACCGCTAACAGGCTTTTGAAAAGTATTATCAACGAAAAAATTAAAAACCGCATTAAAAACGCGGATAGATCCTTAGATAATAAAAAGGAAAAAACCTCTTAATATAGAGAAGAGAATAACTAAATATTTTTAACAAGCATGAGCAAAGACATTACAACCCTCCTTAAAGAAGCAACAAAAGATCTTCTTACCGACGAAACCTTAAAAGCTATTACAGAAGCTTTTGATAAGAAAGTTGAAGAAAAGGTTTCTTTAGCTGTTGAAGCTGCTTTAGTAAAACAAGATGAAGATTATTCTTCTAAATTAGAAAAAGTTTTAGAGTCAGTAGACGCTGACCACACCTCTAAACTTGAAAAAATTGTAGCTCGTATCGATGAGACTCATGCTGCTAAATTTGAGCATGCTTTGACCGCTATTGATGAATCTCATACGGAAAAACTTCAAAAGCTTGTCAGTGTTTATGAAAATGCTCTTAAAGTAGAAGCTGAAAACTTTAAGAACACATTAGTAGAAAACGTTTCTTCTTATTTAGAGCTTTATATTGATAAAACAATTCCTGCTCGAGACATTCACGAAGCAACTCAAAATGCTCGCTCTCGCAGAATCATAGAAGAAGTAAAGCGCTTAGTAAGTCTCGATGAAACTTTTGTTAATGAAAGTGTAAAAGAAGCTCTACTTGACGGTAAGCGCCAAATTGATGAAGCTAATGCAAAAGCAGTTGAAGCTTCAAAACAATCTCAGCTCTTAAACGAAAGAGTTGCAATCGTGGAGAGAAATCTTCTATTGGAAAAGAAAACTGCAAATTTACCAGCACCTAAGAAAGCTTACATGCTTCGTGTTTTAGCGGAAAAGGACGCAAAGTTTATTAACGAAAACTTTGATTATGTTTCCGAAGTTTACGAAAAGAAAGAAGAAGAAAGCCTACAAACTCTTAAAGAATCCACTACCCCAAAAAGTAGAGGGGCTGATGTTAGCAAGGTTCAGACTGTTAGTAAGCAAACTACTAAATCCTATAGTTCTGCAGAAACAGATGATGGAGAAAAGTATGTTACTGAATCCTATGTGACTTTACTTAAAAATAAGTTAGTCTAAATAAATCAGATTTTTTTACTACAAGCCCCGAGATTCGGGGCTTTTTTTTGTAAGTATAACTACAAGTTGAAGTACTGTCAAGTACTTGAGATATGTTAGAGAAAAACATTATTTAGTAATATGAAACAAATTAAACCTTCACAATCATACATCGATCGTGATCGCGCAAGCCAACTTCTCAAGAAGTGGGCCCCATTGCTTGAACACGCCGATGACGCTACTCCAGCAATTAAGGACGATCATACCAAGCTCAATACAGCTATCCTTCTTGAGAACCAAGAGAAATGGTGTTTTGAAGCTACCAATGCAGCCGGTAACGGTGGTGTATTCGGTACTCTTCAAGGTGCTCCTGGTCAAGGCGGTCTTCCATCAAGTGACTTCTATGCCACTGGTGACGCTCGTCTACCAAAGATCTTGATCCCAATGATCCGCCGTACTTTCCCAGAGCTTATCACCAACGAAATCGTAGGTGTACAGCCAATGAGTGGTCCAGTAGGCCTCGCCTTCGCCCTCCGCTATAAGTACGATGGTACCCCACTCGGTGCTACTGCTGTTGATAATGGTTACGGCTCTTCAAGTAATACTCAAGCAGCAATGCTTACCGGTTCAACCGGTACTGAAGTAGGCTGGAACTACCTCAACACTCGCTTCACTGGTACTTCTGCTGCTTACCTTTCTGGTGATGCAACAAACTTCCCATTCGTAGCTGACGATCGCGGTATTGCCCAGCTCTTAAGTAACTTCGAGTTAACCAGCAACATTCCACAGATGGTCGTATCTTTCGAGAAGACCGCTGTTGAAGCTGGTACCCGTCGTTTAGCTGCTCGTTGGTCCGTTGAACTTGAGCAAGACCTCAAGAACATGAACGGTATCGACATCGATAACGAGCTCACAAACGCAATGAGTTACGAAATTCAGGCTGAAATTGACCGTGAAATGGTAATCCGTATGTGCCAAATCGCCCTTAACGGCGGCGCAAATCAAGGTTACTCTTTCTGGTACGCTGCTTCAGCTGATGGCCGTTGGTTAGGTGAACGCAATCGCGACTTCTATGCTCGCGTAATTGTTGAAGCTAACCGTGTTGCTATCCGTAACCGTCGTGGTGCTGCTAACTTCATCGTTGCTACCCCACGCGTTTGCGCAATGCTTGAAATGCTTCCAGAGTTCCAATGGTTCTCTGTACAAGGCAACGTCAATACTCAGCCAGTAGGTATTGCTAAGGTCGGTACTCTCGGTGGCCGCTTTGCAGTCTACCGTGATACCCGTACTGAAGCTCAGTATCAAGTAGGAACTCGCGCCAATCCGCTCGAGTACGCCCTCCTTGGTTATAAGGGCGCTGAATACTATGACACCGGTATCGTTTACTGCCCATACATCCCAGTATTGGTACAACGTACCGTTGGTCCTAACGACTTCAGCCCACGTGTTGGCTTAATGACCCGTTACGGTGTCATTGACCACATCTTCGGTGCTCAGCTCTACTACCACCTCATCATTGTATCCGGTCTCGGTACTGCATTCGTACCTGGCACTGGTGCAACCTTCCTCTAAGAAGGACATACCTCTTAAAGGTATTTCAAAGAACCCGCCCAGCAATGGGCGGGTTTCTTATTGGTTTTGTATAAATATTAATACCTATGAATCCCATTAAATTAATATCTGTATTAGGTTTGTTAGTTTTAACCGGTTGCAGTACAGTAGACGCAACATATCAATCTACAAAAGGCATTGGTCAATCAGCTATCGGTGGCGTTGGTAATGTAGTCGGTAATGGTGCTAATGACGTATCTAAATCTTTAGGTGTAGTGTCGGATACTGCAGGTAAAGTACTTTCCGGCGGCGGTAAAGTTATTGGGGGTGGATTAGAACTAGTCGGTGGCGTAGTAAAGGGCACATCTGATGTAATAGCCCCAGATAAGAAATAACTACTCTACAAACTCTTTCTTTACTGTATGTAATGCTGCACCAATAACCTGGTGCATATCATAATAACGATATTCAGCAAGTCGCCCTCCAAATATTACATTCTTTTCTAAGTCTGCACGCTCTCTATATTTTTTATAGAGAGCGTTGTTTTTTCCGTCGTTAATTGGGTAATAAGGAATCTTATCTTTACTCCATACATCAGGGTATTCTTTTGTTATAACTGAAAAATCTTGTTTACCAAATTCAAAATGTTTATGTTCAATAATTCGCGTGTAAGGAGTTTCTAAATCAGTGTAATTAACTTGTGCAACCCCTTGATAATCTTTTACCCTATCTAATACAATATGATCAAATTTAGTAGTGCGGTAATTTAATTCTCCATAGCAGTAATTGAAATATTCATCTATAGGGCCAGTGTATACAACTTTTGTGGCTTGTGTATCCCAATGTTGTTTATTAGCAAGATAATCCGCTCCTTTAAGTACAGTTACCCCTTGGAGCATTTTTTCAAAAATTTGAGTATATCCACCTTCGGGAATTCCTTGATATATATCAAAATAATAGTTATCATTAAAATCAGTACGTATAGGCAAACGCTTTATAATAGATGCAGGTAATTCTTTAGGGTCTAACATCCATTGCTTTTGCGTATAACCTTTTATAAAAATTTCATATAGTTCTTTACCTATTTCTAATAGACACCACTCTTCTAAGTTAGAAGGATTTTCTATATTTAATTTATTTTCCTTTAATTTTTTTATGGCTTGTTCTGGCGTATTAACACCCCAAACTTGATATAATGTAAACAAATTGATAGGAAAAGAATAAATTTTGCCTTTATAATTAACTTTAGGCCTGTTAACAAAACTGTTAAAAGTTGCAAACTTATTTATATAATCCCAAATATCTTTATTAGAAGTATGAAACACGTGTATACCATATTCGTGCACATTTATACCGCTTACATTACGAGTGTAAACGTTGCCGCCTATATGATCTCGTTTTTCTAAAGCCAGGCAACTTTTACCGCGCTTAGTAGCTTCATAGGCGAATACAGAGCCGAACAGACCGGTGCCTACTATTAAATAATCATACATAACATATTTTATTATATTTCTTTGTTTTTTACAGTAAATAATAGTAATGCCAGCCGCCGCTCCAGTAACAGTCAACTATCCTGAATTTGCTTCAAGACTAGCAAATGCTATTATCTATCCGGATCCAGTTTCCTACCCTGCTATTTCAACCGTACAAGTACAAACTAGATTTGATAGCGATAATCTTACAGCAGTTCCTTCAGTATCTACTACCTATATATACCCGAAAACTGCTTTATTAGTATCAGACGTAAATTATGGGCAAATAAACGGTTCTCCGTTTGGAGATAATGCTGCATCAGATGCTTTCGGTCGTTTAAGAGTAGGGCTACCCGCTACTCAATTGGACAGTAAAATGCTTTACGATAAACTGCCAGCAATATTTGACGAAAAAATAAACTTAGGTAGCAGTACTTTTATTGCAGGAGATAGCTTAGTTTCGATGCAAACATCTGCGGTTAGCGGTTATGTAATTAGACAGACAATGAACCGATTTAACTATCAACCCGGTAAAAGTATGACTGCTAGTTTGACGTTTGTA